TATGCCATAAATAACAAGGGTGACGAGCTGTCCCTTGAGGAGTTTTTAGATCAGGTAGACAAGGTCAAATGCACATTAGATGATCTTCGCAAGCTGGAGTTCGCTAGTGAAGACGATGAGTTGCGGGAGATGCCGCCGTGTTTGCGCATTATGTTTGCAACCTCGGTGCCTGACGGCACCAGAAACAAGGTCATGTTTCATGCGGCGGTGACCGCCAAGATGATGCATCCGGACTCGTGGGAGACCACGCTTGAGAAGTGGAACCAGAAATACTGCAAGCCGTCTTTGCCAGCCAATGAGATTGTAACGATCCAGCAACAGCATAAGAAGAAGGACTATGGCTATCTGTGTAAAGAAGAGCCGATGGGCAGTCATTGTGACAAAGCCGCCTGTCGTCAAGCCAAGTTTGGTGTGGGCAAGAATGGCTCGATGCCAGGGATTACAGGTCTGACAATCCAGAAGTCGGAGCCAAGGCTCTACTTCCTAGATGTGGACGGCAAACGCTTGGAGTTATCCACCGAGCAGTTGCAGATGCCTTTGCAGTTCCAACGTGCGTGTATGGAGCAGCTTGATGTCATGCCGCCTATCATGAAGGCGCCGGACTGGCAGAACTATGTAAACGGTTTGCTGGAGAGCGCCACGCATATTGAGGTGCCAAAAGAACTGACGATTAAGGGTCAGTTTGAGGAACTGCTGGAGGTTTACTGCACCAGTCGGATCAGAGCCAAGTCTCCACAAGAGATGATGCTGGGCAAGCCTTGGACAGAGAGCGACATGACTATGTTCACGCTCAAGGGTCTGACAGAGTTTTTGCGGAATCGTGGGTTCAGAGAACTGCGCCGTCCGCAGATCCAGCAACGGTTGAAAGACCTAAATGGTGGGCAGGAATGCAACACCACATACAAGTTCAAAGACGAAGATACAGGTCAATGGAAGAATCTTCGCGTCTGGTATGTGCCAGAGTTTGACGACAATGAAGTCGATCTACCAACAGAGGAGAACGTACATGACATACCATTCTGATGAACGGTATCTCAAAGTGGGTGAAGTGGTTGCTTGGTTAGGAGTGGCAAGATCTACCGTCTACAGATGGGTAGAGGAAGGTCATTTCCCTAAACCAGTTGTGCTTGGTCCTGAGAAGGAAAAGAACAGTACAACGAGGTGGCTGCGCACAGAGGTTGAGCAATGGCTTGAGTCTCGTCCACGCGAGAAGACCGATGGCTGATGAAACCCTGATCTTCGGACCACCAGGTTGCGGCAAGACACATACGATGATTGAGATCGTGCGGAAGGAGTTAGCGCAAGGCACTCCACCGGACAGGATTGGTTTCGTATCGTTTTCACGCAAGTCCATCCAAGAGGCGAGGGAGCGTGTGGGTGCCGAACTACAGCTCACCGAAAAGGATGTGCCGTGGTTCAAGACGCTACATTCGATAGGCTTCAACTGGCTGGGCATGGACAGCAAGGAGACGGTTCAGCCGTCAGACTTCCGTAAGCTGGGTGACATATTGGGCATGGCCTTTGATAAGGGCACTGCCGAGGCCATGGAAGAGGGCATGGTTCCTTTGTCTATGAAGGAGGGCAACCGCTATCTGGAAGTGATCAGTCGATCCAAGCTGCGCTGTATTTCCATGGAACAGGAGTATAATGACCGTGGCGACTATGATCTGCATTGGTCGATGCTCAAGCGCGTGGATCAGGTATATGCCGCCTATAAGTCAGACGCTGGGAAGTATGACTACACCGACATGATTGAACTGTTTGTTCGTCAGGGCACTGGCCCTGTGCTCGAGGTTCTGATTGTTGATGAGGCGCAAGATCTGACTCCGCTACAGTGGAAGCAGGTAGCGATACTGAAAGAGAGAGCCAGCCGTGTGTACTACGCGGGGGACGATGACCAGTGCATCCACCGTTGGAACGGCGTGAATCTACACAGCTTCATGAACGCTTGCGATAACAAGACCGTTCTGAACAAGAGTTATCGTGTGCCGGGTAGCGTGTACAAATTAGCGAACCATCTGGTTAACCGGATCAGTGTCCGGCAGGAGAAGGACTGGCAACCGAGGGATGAAGACGGCAACGTGGATTTTCACATGAATTGGTATGATGTGAATATTGATGAAGGTTCGTGGACTATTATGGCTAGAACCAACAAAGCCTTGAACTCAATTCACCATTCTTTACGCGAAGACGGCTATTTGTTTGAACGATTCGGTAATTCCATGATCTCGCTTGAACTACTTGAAGCCATGACCATCTGGGAGCGGCTAGCAAAGGGCGAGACGGCAAGCGTTGGTGATATCAAAAAGCTCTACGGTTTCATGCCCAAGCAGGGTGACAGGGCGTTGCTAAAACGTGCCGCGACCAAAACCTTTGATGCGGTAGATCCACAAGGCTACCACAACTACGACAACCTAGTGGCTGAACATGGCTTGCTTGCTAATCAAGATGCAAGGCCGGAGGTCGTGGTCAACATGTCTCTTGAGGACATACGGTACATGGGCGCCGTGCGCCGCAGGGGCGAGGATCTGACCAAGCCGCGCATCAACCTGTCTACCATACACCGGATGAAGGGCGGTGAGGACGACAACATCCTACTGTTGACGGACTCGTCATACCCTGCGGTCAACGCACCAGATCAGGACGATGAGCATCGTGTCTTTTACACTGCCGTGACCAGAGCACGGCATAACCTGCACATTGTCGATTCCCACGCAAAATATAGGTATGTGATATGAAAAGAGATAAATTACTTGATACAGCCAAAGATCTAGTTAACGGACCAAGAGCCAGAGATTACGGTGACGCATACGAGAACCACGAGCGTGTGGCGCAACTGTGGTCTGTGATCCTAGACAAGGACGTATCAGTTTCTCAAGTTTATCAGTGTCTTACTGCCCTAAAACTTGCTAGACTTATAGTCACACCAACGCATCAGGATTCATGGGTAGACATTGCTGGATACGCCAGCCTCGGAGGAGAGATTGATGGCAAAGGAAAGTAGTCAGATTACGTTCCTACACAGGCTGGACTTAGACACCATCGAGAAGGATTGGGTGCCGCCGGAGGTATTCCCAGATCTGCGAAACAGCCAGTATATCGCAATCGACCTTGAGACCAGCGATCCGAACCTGATGACGCTGGGTCCAGGCTGGGCGCGTGGTGATGGCTTTATCGTGGGCGTGGCTATCGCAGCCGGCGACTTCGTTGGCTACTATCCCATCGCCCATGAGGGTGGTGGCAACATCCCACAAAACAAAGTTATGAAGTGGCTGGCAGATCAGCTCGCTACGCCTAACATTCCCAAGATCATGCACAATGCTACCTATGACGCCGGTTGGCTCCGGTGGGCAGGGGTCAAGATCCAAGGCATGATCATCGACACCATGGTAGCTGCGCCTCTACTAAACGAGAACCGGTTTAGCTACAGCCTCAACAATCTGGCAAGGGATTATCTGAACGAGCGTAAGGACGAGAAGACATTGCGTGCCGCTGCGGCGGATCATGGGTTCGATCCCAAGGCCGAGATGTGGCGTCTCAACTCACGGTTTGTGGGAGCGTATGCCGAGAAGGATGCCGAACTGACCTTGAAGCTATGGAACATGATGCGTGTGGATCTGGAGAAGCAGAGCCTCATGGATGTCTTTGACCTAGAGACTTCGCTGTTACCAGTGCTGTTGGACATGCGCGAGAAGGGCGTAAAGGTAAACATTGACGGCGCCGAGGCGGCTAAGAAAAAGCTGATCGGACTCAAGAAAGATCTGATTGCAGATATAAAGCATGAAACAGGTGTGGATGTAGAGCCATGGGTAGCTAGAAGCGTTGCCGCCGTCTTTGACCATCACGGCCTGTACTACAATAGAACAGAGAACAACGGCCAGCCGTCCTTCACCAAGGCGTTCTTGCAGGCTAGTCCTCATCCTGTCGCGGCAAAGATCCTGCGCTTGCGTGAACTAGACAAGGCCAGCAATACCTTCATCGACAACATTCTCAAGTTCTCACACAAGGGTCGTATACACTGCGAATTTCATCAGCTTCGCTCGGACGATGGCGGCACGGTTACTGGGCGTTTCTCCTCAAGCAACCCCAACCTCCAGCAGATTCCAGCGCGGGATCCAGAGATTAAGGCTATGATCCGAGGTCTGTTTGTGCCGGACGAAGGATGCAAGTGGGGTAGCTTTGACTACTCGAGTCAGGAGCCAAGACTCTTGGTGCACTACTGTGCGTCTTTGGCACCCAAGGATCGTCATCCGTCCATTGATGATGTTGTGGCGGAGTATCACAAAGGCGATGCCGACTTCCACCAGATGGTTGCGGATCTGGCAGAGATTACCAGAAAGCAGGCCAAGACGGTCAATCTGGGCATCATGTACGGCATGGGCGTAGGCAAGCTGTCACATACCATGGACATATCTAAGGATGAAGCCAAGAGACTGTTGGCGCAGTACCATAAGAAGGTTCCGTTTGTTAAGGATCTGGCAGACATGGTGTCGTTACGCGCCAGCAACAACGGACAGATTCGCACGATGTCGGGGCGGTTATGCCGGTTTGATATGTGGGAGCCAAAGACATTTGGCTACAACAAGCCCATGAAGCGCGAGGAGGCCGAGAAAGAGTACGGGCCTATACTGAGACGCGCATTTACCTACAAGGCACTCAACAGGCTGATACAAGGCTCTGCGGCAGACCAGACCAAGGTTGCCATGGCAGAGTGCTACAAGGAAGGCTTGGTGCCGCTCCTGACAGTGCATGACGAACTTTGTTTCAACGTAGAGTCCGAGGAGCAAGCTGCAAGAATCACGGACATTATGGAGAACAGCACGGAACTAAAGGTGCCGAGCAAGGTCGATCAGGAGTTGGGCGACAACTGGGGAGAAGTAGGATGACAAAAGATATTCTCATCATCCTGTGCTTCATTAGTTTTTGTGGCGGTCTATTCTTCGGATAACGCTCTCATGCGTTTTACCAAACGCTTGGCGCGGTTGGTGACCTGGTCATACCAGCGGCTGTCTACCATCTCGTCAGCTGCGCGGTTCCAGTCTCGTGCATCCACACCAGCCTTCATACCTTTGAAAGCACTCAGGCGCGGACGCCCCATGTTAAACATCATGTTTGCTATGATGAGCTGGCACTCTTCGGGCAGGTCATAGAAGTCTGGGTACAGAACCTCACACTCGTCCAACGTGACAGCAATATCAAGGTTGAACACCTGACGGACACGCTCTTCATCCACGGGCGTACCAACGGCCTGCCCGTATTCTGGATCGCTCTCTACCACGAGATGGCCTATTCCGAAGGTTGGTAGAGCTAAATGATCCAAATAAATTTCAAACTTGCAGCCCTCATCCTCTGCAAGCTCTTCACGAAGCTGATCTTTGTTCATGGGGTTGTCCTTCCAAGAGATTGCGCCAGAGCCTGAGTCGCAGGGTCGGGCAGCAAGATTGGTGATACTTGTCCAGCGGTTCCGGCACCACCTGGTAATACGTTTGGTGCCTGTTGCTGAACGGTTTGAATTGCTTGATTAGCTACGGGGGCTAGTTGCTGACGAGCGGCATCAGTCACGGGACGCGCTTCCTCGGCGCCTTGTTCTACACCCATACGAGTGCCTTGAACAGTTGCTGCACCTACCAGTTGCCACATGGTTTGAAACCCTTGTGCAATCGGATCGTTGGACTTGAACTTACCAGACAGGAAGTCTTTGACCTTGTTTGGTTGACGAGAAGCCATCATCATCCTAAGAACTCGTGGATCTCTTAACGCTACAGACATTACCTTGAACGCTGCCGCCGTAGGTAACGTAGCAAGCGGGTTGGTAATTAAACTAACAACACCAAGACCAAGAGCAATGTTAGGTGCGGCAAGACCGCCTTTACCCGCGATTGAAGCATTGGAGGCGCGAACCATGTTTTCCGCCATGGTGTTCAGGCTTTCAAAAGCATTACGTCCAAACATAGCGTTGATTGTTTCTGAGCCGTAGGATCTCAAAACCGACTGGAATTTCCCACCAAGCCGACCAGATTTGAACGCTTCGATAAAGTCATCCGTCATGCGGATCTCGCCAGCCTCATCTACGGTAGCACCAATCTGTTTCAGGATTCTGCCCATTGAGGCATCCCGCACACTGTTCATTGTTTCTTCAGGCAGGAAGCGTTGCGCCTGCTTGATAGAACTTGGAGTCTTGAATACGGTTTGCGCAATGACTTCTGGATCGCTGGTAGAGCGCAAAGTGTTGATGATAACATCTTTATCCAATGCCGCACGCCGTGCTTCTGCCGCTTGTAAATCACGAAGTGCTTGGCCGAGTGGCTTACTGCGTAACTGGTTGACTACACTAGGTGCAAGATTAGCTTTGCCACGCTCAAGGACAGTAAGGATATCGTTTACATCCTTCAGATCTTTGCCCAGCATTTTGTCAACAGTCGTGCCCTTCTGTCGAATATTTGCTACAAGTTTAATTGGGTCTATAACCTCTTGTCCTGTAGCGGGGTCAACTACCAACGAGCGTTTAACTTGTTGCTCGACATACATCTTTGATAGACCTTGGCGTACTTCTTCTGCCATCTCTGCACCGTTGCCACGAATACGCGCAAGTTCCGCAGCTTCTGCTTCAATGTCGCGTGCAGTCTTTTCAACCATCATGCGAGTACGATTGTTAGGCGGAAGATCTGCTACATCTTTTAGGGCTTGTTCTACAGTGCGGTTGCCGATCATGCGTGTCTTCAGAATCCGTGTGCCCTCTGCTAGATCCACGATTCCTGACTCAGCCCCCAAGGCTTTACCTGTTGGTGCGCCACGAATGGCTTTCATCAACTGATCAAACGCTTCAGGGTTGTCCTCTTGTATGATCTTGTCGAACACAAACTTCATGTTCATCTGACCAGATTTTGCTTGTTTGATAATGTCCTGAACAACGATGTTGTCAAACCTACCAATACTGTCGCGGTAGAAGTTGTTTGTGCGACTCAACAGATTTAGAGCATCACTTGCATCTGCCGTAGACAGATTCATCTCAAACCCTTCAGGACGGATGATCTTGTCTCCAGCGCGAGCTACTCCAGTCTCTAAACCTTGAGTGGACATTTGAGCAAGCGTAATCTCTGCGTCTGTAAACGCCTGATTGACGGAGGCCTTGAGTGAACCAAGAGCACCTACGTTGACATCGTTCAAAAGAGCCGGGTTGCGAGATGCGTCAAGCAAACCTGTACGGATACGAGATAGGTCTTGCGCGGTGGCGTAATCTCCAAGACCGCGCACCTGTGCCGCGAACCGTGTCGCTCCAATATCGGCAATACTGTCTGTGGTAAGCCGTTCAAGTTCTGCCTTGATCCCTGCGGTAGGGATAATCTTCTGGCCGCGCAGCTTGTCGTTGACGGCGGTGTACAACCGATCAACATCCTCGTCAAACACGCGCTTACGCATACGAATCATGTCATCAAGATTCTTGGGTATGCTTTTGCCATCCTTCAGGTTACGCATGATCGCACTTATCTCACCGCGCACGGCATCGTCCATGGTCTTTTGTGCGTCTGCTAGAGCCTGATCAGCTCCACGATAAAACTTGTTAATATCGTTCTTGACGACCTCATCAAGATTGTTGATAGCGGCATCGTCCGCCACACCAAGCGTGCGCAAGTCAGCAATTACCTGTTCAAGATTTTGAGTAGCGGCCTTTTGATTTGGGAACACACCTTCGTAAACGGCTTGCAGGCGATTCAAAACTGGACGGAATGCTTCATCCGTAGCACCCGCAATCGTGGGACGATAGCCTTTGTTGATAACTTCACGCGCCTGCGCACGCAACGCTTCGTTAGCCTCGCCTCCTGGACCTTTGATAATACGACCAAACAGCTTGGATACGCCTCGACCAATACCTTCGCCAAAAGCACCAAACACACCTTCCATGGCGGTGTCGCGTGCGATGTCCCCAGCAGATTGCAACTGCAACCCTTCGGCAGACTCAATGCCTTCATCAAGTAGTTTGCCCCCAGCAGTGGCGGCACCCACAATCAACATACCCGGAACAAAGCCCACACCTGACGCGGCAATCGCGGCACCTGTACCAGCAATAATAGGTAGTGCAGTTGCGCCAGCAAACTCTTTGACATCGTTAAATGAGAAGCCTTCTTCGTCTACCGCAAGCTCACGGCCTTCACCCAAGCCAAGTTTGGTGCGTCCGTCTTGTGTCAGGATATGACGACCAAGCGCATCTACACGGAAACCCTCGTCACCTACCACTGTCTTCAGATAGTTGGACTTCTCTTCGCCTGTGTCCATGCGACCAAACTGAAAGCGCGAGAACCCTGCAACACTATCCAAGCCAGTGCGATAATCAACACCCGGCTCTTTGTACTTGCTGATATATTCGTCTTCGGTAAGTTGCTCTCCACTAACGGGGTCCATGCCAGCTAGGCGTTTGGCTCGAGCGTAGTCACGGATCTCATCCAATGAAGCGCTAGCAAAATCAAGTTCTGTCTGAGTTGGCTGTGTAGGACTGAACTGCGCTATAATAGCTTCTTGCTCTTCTGGTGTAGGAGCATCACCAGCGATATCTACCTGAACTGAACCATTAGCAGTTTCAACAATTATAGAACCCACACCACTCTCCTATGAAGGCAACTTGAATATGGGCATACCTTGAGCGTTTTTCTGACCAGTATCTACCAACCCTAACGTAGAGCGCCGCCCAACACCAAAAGGTTCTAGTGATTTTTTAGACTCAGATATCAGAGACAACGCAGAACCCACATCTTTTTCGCCCGGCAAGATTCTCCCGCTTAAACGATCCTCAACGCTGCGCATTTCTCCAGCCGCTAACGCTTGATTTCTACGGAAATCATTAATTACAAAACCCATCTTTTGAGCCAACAGATCTGGATCTGCCTGCAATAAATTAAATGACCCATCTTGCAGAGTAGTAGCGTCAACGTAAGCGTCCGCCAAAAACTGAACGTCTCGGTTAGAAATTGAGTTTGCTGATTGAACACCACCTAGCGACACTGGAATGAGTTTTTGGAACGCCTGTCGTACAAAAGATTGATACTTAGCCTTGTTTTCAAAAGATGGAGGAGCGTCTAAACCTACAGCGTTTAATAGTTTATTGCCAAAATCTTTCGCACCACCACGAATACCTGTAATACTACCGTCATCAGCTAGTGTTAACATTGCTTTTTCTGCGAACTCAATACCCACTTCAGCATCTATGTATCGTTTCGCCGCAGTATCAAACTTTTCTTGCATCTTAGTTGATTGTTCATCTGATATTAATAGTTCTTCTCTTCCGGCCTTTATTTGTGCAGCGACTGCTTTAGATCTTTCAAGTGCGGCTTTTTCCTGTGCAAGATACACATCCACATCTTGAAATCCTTCGGGTAACTTACCGTCATTAGCCAGAAGATCAGTCATGCTAATCCGAGCAGGTTGACCGTCTTTATCAACCAAACGAAGGAAGTTACGATCATCCGCTCTTTGCTGTGTTCTTAGTTTACTGTCTTCTTGCAATCCGTACTGCAAAGCAGAAAGTTTAAGCTGACGGTTGAACTCGTCCTTCTTTGCCTTGTCCTTAATTAGCATATCGGCGCCATCGCTCATGGCTGTAGCAATGTTCTCAATGGCTCGAGGACTCTTACCAGCCGCCATGGCAAAGCCAATCTTGGCAAGAACAAGACCACTGTCCGCACCTTCGTAACCCGGTGCCTTGTCCATGAACTCCTTGATAAAGCCGTCCAGCGTGCTCTGTTGTTCTTCTTTAGTGCCACTGTTTATAACACGGTCAATCTCTTCCTTGGATGTAGGTGCAGCATCACCAGTGCCTGTGCCATCACCAGCACCGTCAGTGCCTGTGCCATCACCATCCGTGCCAGCTTTCTTTGCAGCTTCAATCGCCGCCGCAGTAGCATCCGGCGCAAGATCAACGGTTGCGTCATCGCGGTCTGTTTGATCAACATTCTCTTGATACGCAGCTTCGTCTGCCTCACGTTGACGCATAAGATTGTCTACAGCGGATTCAAGCGTATCTGTGCTAGGCGGGTATGCACCAGTCTCTTCATCCGTAACATACATACCGTCTCGCTCAGTTGCCTCACGAGCTATTCTCTCTTGCTCAATCCGTGCACGGTCTTCAGGCTTGCTCATATCAACTTGATACGGTGCAGTGGGCGGCCCTTGGAAGATACCTCTTGAAGGTGCCGCTGGTTTTGGTCCTATGGGCGCACTGTAGGCAGTAGGATCAACCTGATTAAACCCTAAACTGGTAAGGTAATCCTGATCAAGTGCACCAGGCTTCATGCCTGCAACTCGTTGACCCATGGTATCGGTTCCCGCGCCATCAGGAGACGAAAGCAAAGACTGTATGCCTTGCTCAGTAAGACCACGAATAAATGCACCACCACCAGCCGCCGTTTGTGCGACAGGACGAGTGAGAGCCGCTATTGCTCCTCCAAGCCTTGTATCCGTTGGATCCTGCACTGCTTGTCCTGCCAAGAAAGAACTCTGTGATGCCTGAAGCGCGGCGTATTCACCCGGACTAATTGCATCGTCATCACCGTACCCCACGGTTCTACCGCCGCTGATGTATCGGCGTGCAATGTCTAATGGCTGTAGGCTTGTTACACCACGGCCACTTGGCGTTGGTCCTCTATAAGATTGACCCGTTATAGGAGACGTAAACATACTTTGAGATCGCGGAGCAAAAACCGAACCACCAGAAGTAGGGCGTATGTTTCGCGTTTGTCCAGCGTGGATATGACCAACAGGACCACCAGCATGAAACGTCTGTACAGGGGCAACCCCCGCCGACTGATTCAGGGCGTTACGAGCGTTACGCGGCTTAAACATCTTGCGGTTATATACGCTCATTATTTAGTCGCTCCCAACCCCAACATGTTACCTAATCCACCAAAGATGCCCCCAGAGCCAAAGGCTCCAGCCTGCTGAAGACCAGCGACACCCATGCCCAGACCAGCGACCTGAGACAACATACTAGGCGAAGGCGCCGTCTTGCTTGTAAGCGTGCTGGTCGTAGTAGGCACGCCACGGAAGATATCAGACATGAAGCCGATACGCTGATACGGTTCAAACTGTCGCTCAAGGCTTGTAGCGCGTTGTGCCTCTAGCTCTGCCTGCTGTTGCTGTTGTTCCTGACCACCAAGCTGTGACAGGATTCCAACGTCTCTTGCCTGTGCGGCCTGTGCAGATTCACCCATGGCTGCCTGCTGTAGACCCAGCTTACCAAACAGTTCGCCAGCTTGCTGTGAGCGATCCTGTGCCGACTCAAACGCTTGCGCACGAAGCTGTGCCGACTGCCTAGCAAAGGCATCCGCCGTGTTGCGCTGTAGTTCTTGCTCTGCGATAGCTTGGCGTGAACCACCAAAGGCTCCCGCCTGCACCGCCGCCGAACCAATACGCTGACGCTCCATGTCCGCCTGCCGCTGTAGATCTGACAGGCTTTGATCAATAACGTCCTGTGTGTACGGCGACATATACTGCTGGTACGCACCAGGTTGTAGCGCCGCTACACCCTGACCCAGAGTCGCCGCTCCAGCCTGCATCATCGGTTGATAGGCACCCACACCTGAGACGCCGAGCTGGATAGCTTGTTGCTGTGCTGGAGTCAGACCAGCTACCTGATACTCAGGGATCGTGGTCGCCTGATTTGCCATCGTAGAGGTACTGGCAAGCAGGTCTTTCAGGAAGGTTTCCTGATACTCCGGTAATACCTGTAGTTGTTCGGTGCGGACTGTTTCAGCCATTATGCCATCCTCTCAAACTTATCCATCATGGCATACAGACGCTTGGCACCAAGCTCCCTGTTTCCATTGCCTGCGCCTACGACAGACTTTTCCTTAAATACAAATTCACCGTCCGAGAGTCTTGCCTCCTGAACTTTCTTACCATTTTGATATATGCCAGCGTTTACACTGTCAGAGGTTCCAGTGCCTGGACCCTCGATGTACCCGCCCTCTTTCAACGTAACAATGCCGCCCAACGCCATAGTCATGGTGTCGTCCTTGCGAGAGTTGATAGCGTCTTCCAACTCTTCCGCAGTGTCATATGCTTCGCCTGTAACAGGATCAACAAACAAACCCGCAATCGGTGTGCCCTTGTAATCAGGCCGAGATTCAAGTTCACGAGGACCGTCATCTGTAACGTCTTCTTCACCCACACCAGCCATGCCCAGCAAGGAACTACCAACCACTACGTCACCAACCGAAATACCAGAACCAAAGATACCGCCCTTTGCGGCCTCGGTTGCGGCAGTCTTAGCCACTTCCTTTGCGGCTACGTCAGCGGCAACCTTCTGTGTCGCGGCTTGTGTAGCTGCGGCACCAGTGGCGGACTGTGCAGCTGCGGCCCCCGCACCTTGGACACCCAAGGAACCGAGTCCAGCGCCTGCGCCACCAGCCAGAATAGCGTTCATCACCGCATCTTTAGGATCACCCC